CGATCACTGCTGTGATCTCTGTAGCGACGACACTTGGCCCCATCATTGCCGGCGTTGCAGCTGCTATCGCTGCAGCACCTGCTGTAATTGCTGGATTCGCTGGTGCGTTTGCCCCGCTTGGTGCAGCACTACTGAGCTTGGGTCAGATTCTGATCGGCGTATTCACTGGCCCAGTCGGCTGGGTTGCGCTTGCTGTTGCAGCTGGCGTTGCGATCTATGCCTTCCGTGACAAGATCGCAGATGCGTTTGGGGCAATCGGCAAGGTGCTAGTTGATGCGGCTACGGCGTTCAAACGCACCTTTGTGGATCCTGTCGTCAAGCTGGCAGGGGATGTGGTCAAAGGTATCGCCGGTGCGTTTCGCGGTTTGGCTGATGCGCTCCGCTCACCATTTGATGCGGTCACGCGCTTCATTCGCAACATCTTCAACGGCTACCTATCGCTGGTGGAAAGGTTTATCAATGGTGCAGTGAACGGCATCAATAAGCTGATCTCCGCAGCTAACCGTGCGCTGTCAGCATTGAAGCTGCCCAACATTCCACTGGCGCCTACGGTCACGATCCCACGCTTTGCAGAAGGCGGCACCGTTGATCGACCCACCCTGGCAATGGTGGGTGAAGGTGGACAGCGGGAATACATCATCCCCGAATCCAAGATGGCGCGGGCGTCCGCGAACTACCTGATGGGCGTTCGCGGTGCTGGCGTGGTGCCGGGCGCTGCTACTGGTAGCGCCAGCCAAGGCAACACCACCGTGCAGATCACAACCGGCCCGGTGCTGCAGCAGGGCGGCCAGCGGTACGTCACGATTGAGGATCTCGAGCGTTCGCTCAACTCCCTCGCGTCCAACCTGCTGGGCAACAACCGCAGCTTTGCCGGCCGTCGCTTCCAAGGTGCGATCTGATGAGCAATCGCGGCCAAGCGCAATACCTGCGGATCTATGAGGGCAGCACCACCTACCAACGCTGGCAGGGCTACTACGTCAACACCACTGTGGTCTGGGATAGCGCGAGCTGGGTTTACAGGCCGTTTGCGGTCAACGGCCTGATCGGCGGCACGCCTGGCACTGATGTTGGCATCACCGTTGAAGCGCCTGCCACAGAGTCGATCCTGCAGGCTTTTAAGGATGCGCTGAACTTCAACCGGCTGATCGAGATCAAGCTGTATGAGTTCGACACTCGGCTCACCAATGCCGCGCCGCAGGCTGGCCAGCTGCTGATCGGCACCTACGTCGGTGAGGCCGTCAGCATGGGTGGATCGTTCTCGTTGATCGAGCTGCGCCTAGGCTCTACGCTGGCGCCAGTAGGTGCGCAGATCCCGCCGCGCAAATACACCAATCGACTGATCGGCGCACCGATTCGGATGTAAGGCATGGCCAGCACAAGCATCACGATCAGCGCCCCACTGACCCTGCTGCCTGAGCAGAGCGCACCAACCAGCGAAGGTGCAGCGGAAGGATACAGCGCACTGGATAGCCGCCAGCGCAGCATCGTGATCGGTGAGACCGTTCCGATTGTGTTCGGCAAGCGCGTGACACGCACCACCTACAGGTGGAACCTGGATGTAGCGACAGCGATTGTCTACGAAGTGGGCGGCGTGTTCGTGAGCCCCGGCGCTACTGAGGGGCGCTTTGAGAATGATGACACTACCAACGAACTGGAGGTGAAGCTGCACCTGGTGCTCAGCCAAGGCGACATGCCGCAGCTGCAGGTGCGTGATGTGTTCCAGCGTGCCTGCCGCGTTGGCACATGGGCGCAAACCTATGACCAGCGTGCTGGCACATGGACGCCTGGCAACTTCATCACGCCAGTGGCTGGCACAGAGCTGTGGCCATGCCCAGCGTTTTGCGGCACCAGTGGCTATTACGACGACTTGACCACGCTGAGCTATGAGAACACGCACGCCGATGGTGACAGCACCTGGGATCGGCAGGTGCATTGTTTCGTGCGCCAGGGCATCATTGTTGATCGCCTGATTGAAGGCACAACAGGATCGAGCAACAACGTCTGCGATCTAGCGATCTATCTGATCAAACAGTCCAGCCGCTTCCCAGATGCGCTGATCGACACGGCTACATTCACAGCCGCGGCCAACTTCACCGAGACGCAGCAGCTGTATTTCAACGGTACGGTCGAAGCATCGCAGAACCTAGAGGACTGGCTGCAAAACATCAGCACCTACTTCCTGCTGCGCGTCAGTGATAACAACGGCAAAAAGGCATTCCGCCCGCGGCTGCCCTATACCGTCGCGTATGCAATCGACACCACTGCCATCGAGTGGGTGTTTGGCTTCACCGAGGATCATCTGCTGCCGGATGGTTTTGAGATCGAGTTCATCCCATACGCTGACCGTCGGCCCACTGCAATGCAGGTGCTATGGCGGCAGCAGCCTGATGATGACATCGGCATCATTCGCACCACTGTGGTACGCCTGCCAGGCACCGATGTTGATGCACCGATTGAGCAGCATGACCTAAGCGAGTTCTGCACGTCAGAGTTGCACGCTGCAAAAGTTGGTGCATACCTTGCTGCGCGTCGCATTTTTGTTACTCACACTCTGCGCATCCGTGTGCGGCCCGATGCATTCAACAGCACACTGACATTGGGCGACGTGGTGCGGGTTCGCCTGCGGCGTGAAACGGATGTGGATGCCGTCACCTATCACGACTATTTGTATGAGGTCGAGCGCATCAACAAGAGCCTCAGCGGCGCGGTTGAACTTGATCTCATGCACTACCCCATCGATATGAACGGCCGCAGCATCGTTGCGCTGTATGTGGCTGGCACCACAATCAATGGCTTCGAGTATCCGACCGGCCGCGGTGATTTCACCTGCGACGTGAACGACCCTGAAGATGAGGATCCCATCCCTGACGAAGGTGGCACGCCTGGCGGCCTGCCTGATGACTTCCCTGATGATGTAGAGCCTGATCCTGATTCGCCTGAATGGCCGGCTAATGTGCCTGACCCTGAGTTCCCGGCTGGCACGGAGAATCCAGATAATCCAGACGCACAAGGTGGCAGAGATTCACAGCCAGGTGGCGGCGGCACTGGTGGTATCAACAATCCAGAGGATCCGATTGATACACCGCCTGCTCCCACTGTTAGCGGTATCCCAACGGATCGCCCATTACTGCCTGGTGATGAGGTGACAGTGACACCGCCTTGCTGTCCGGCTGAGGTGCGGTTGTGGGCGATAAATTGCGAATCAGGCGTACGCCTTAGCGAAGCTCCAATAGCTATAGGCACAGCAATAGAAGGCGATTGCTTTGTTAGGTTTGAATTGTTTAATGAGTATTTGTTTGACAATGCTACTTGCTTCGAAGCTGATGCTAGGTGCGTGGATCCATCATCTCCAGATGGATGGGGCGCACCTACAGGTGGCATTTCATTCCCTGGTATAGGCGGCGGCTCTTTCCCTGGTGCAACTTGGGATCCATATCCAGGAAATGTCTCTTTCTATACGTTGAGCTGGATAATAGGTTTTGAACAGGTATTAGGGCAATTTAGCTCACCGCCAGTTGTATTTGCTACTAGCACACCTGCATGTAGTAATCCATCTATATTCAGACCGGCTTATTGGAATCCAAGCAACGGATTTATAACTGCTTTGACTAATGTAGGTTGCTTCTCTGATCCTGTAGTTGGATTCCGTCTTACTGCAACTCTGACCAACGGGACTGTCGTTACTTCGACAAGGAAAGATCTGTGATGGCTACTTTCCCCGCGCTAACCCCTAGCACCCGCACCTACACGCCAGCCAGCAGCGCTAACACGCCTCTGCGTGTGTTGACTGGTGACGAGGTGAGCGTGCGCCATAGCAGCACAAGCGTTGGCCACCAGCTACGCATGAGCTTTAACCTGCTCAGCCGCGCGAATCACTACAGCCTGATCAGTCATTACGCACTGCACGGCAGATTCGAGCCATTTGATCTGGACAGCGCCACGCTTGTGGGGTCTGGGCTCACATTCCCGACTGGCTACCAGTGGATCTATGTTTCGCCGCCCGAGACCGAGGAAGTCTGTGGACAGATCTATGCCAATGTGGAACTAGAGCTGATTCCACCTAGCTTCGAGGTGGCTGACATCCCAACCTGCCCGACCGCAGATAATGCCAACTCCGGCGGTGCTGGCACCTACACGAAAACCATTGATATCGGCAGCGGCGCTGGCTCATTTCAGCTCACTTACGATTTCTTCACCGTGGCTGATCGCATCCTGATCACAGGGGCTGCAAGCTACGACAGCGGCATCGTATCTGGCTCGCATACGGTGACTGTCACCAAGACCAGCACTAGCCGCTACATCACGGTGACAATATTTGCGCCAACGGCTGGGACAGCATGGGAGTACACCGTCGGATGCACTAGCTAGCCATGGCTGACTTCCCCTCCCTCTATGCCGATGCGATCAGCTATGACATCGGCGCACTCAACATCAGCGAGGAACCAACCGTCGGTGCTGGCCCGATCCGGTTTCGCCATTCGCTGCGCACCACCGGCGGCATCGTGCGGCTGAGCTACGCGAATCTGACGCTGGCGCAGATGCAACAGATCCGCGACCACTGGATCGGTAGCGATGGCACGCACCGCTACTTTGCAGTGCCAACCGCCATCTGGGGTGGTGCGCCAGTCGGTGAAGCAACATCGGTTTTTCGTTATGAGGAGCCACCGGAGGAAGAGCAGCTAGGTCTGTTCTTCAATGTGACGGTGGCGCTGCGGATGCTGTTCGGCGTCAACCTGCTTTACATCTTGGTGGGTGGCACTGCAGTAACGCGAACCGTTGCGGCCTTCCAATCGTTTGCCTTCAATGGAAATGCCCCGTTTATCCTTGACGGAGGCGAGGCCGATCGCACCAGTCCTGCGGCCACACTCATCATCAAAGGCGGAGGCGCTGCCAAGTGACCACACCCACAACCGTTCAGGTTCAGATCCAGCTTCGCGCTGATACTGCTGCTAACTGGACATCAGCAAACCCGACGCTGCTGGCAAACGAGCTGGGCCTCGAGAGCGACACAAAGAAGATCAAGATCGGCAATGGCACAACGGCATGGAACAGCCTCGCCTATTTCCCGTTCGTGGTGTCAGGCGGCACGGTGCTGGGGAACTTGGAGATCGGCACCACTGGCACGCTGACCTTTGAGGGCAGCACCGCCAATGGATTCGAGACCACGCTGGCGGTGACGGATCCGACGGCGGACCGCACGATCACACTGCCCAATCAGAGCGGCACCGTCATTGTGAGCGGCAATGCCAGCATCGTTAACGCTGACATCAGTGCCAGCGCCGAGATCGCCGTCAGCAAACTGGCAGATGGTGCCGCGCGTCAACTGCTGCAGACTGATGCCGCTGGCACTGGCGTTGAGTGGGCGAGCAACATCGATGTGCCCGGCACGTTGGACGTGACGGGTGCTGCCACCTTCGATGGCAGTGTCACGATCACGGGTGATCTGACCGTCAACGGCATGACCACCAATATCAACACTCAGAATCTTGTCGTTGAGGATAAGAACGTCATCCTCGGTGATGTTGCAACCCCAACAGATGTAACCGCTGACGGCGGCGGTATCACATTGAAGGGTGCTACGGATAAGACGATCAACTGGGTTGACGCCACAGATGCGTGGACACTCAGCGAACACGTCAACATTGCCAGCGGCAAGGAGTACCGCATCAATGGCACCAAAGTGTTGGATGCCACCAGTTTGGGTAGCAGCATCGCACTAACAGCTAGCAACCTGAGCGGCGCTATTCCAAGCGGTGTTCTCGGCAATAGCACTACATATGTAGGCACAACTTCGGTAGCACTCAATCGCTCCAGTGCAAATCAAGCACTCACAGGCATCAGTTCTGTTGCTTTGCCAGGGGCAACTAGCGGAACAATTACCGTTACTCCTGCATCTGTCGCTGGTACAACAGCCATTACTGTTCCTGCTACCAGTGGGACCCTTGTAACGACTGGCGATAGTGGCACCGTAACCAGCACGATGATCGCTGACGGCACCATCGTCAACGGCGACATCAGCGCCAGCGCCGCGATTGCAGGCACCAAGATCAGCCCTGATTTCGGCGCTCAGAACACCATCACCACCGGCACCAGCACCGCTGCGAGCTTCATCCCGACAAGCAGCACGGTGCCCACCAACGGGGTTTACCTGCCTGCCGCTAACAGCGTAGCCCTCGCCACTAATGGCACCCAGCGCCTATCTATTGATTCCAACGGGAACGTAGAGGTTGCTGGTACTGGAAAGCGTTTTCTCGGTGACTTTAGCAACGCTACTCACGCAAACCGGCTTGCAATCCAGACAAGTACGACAGACGGAGCAACAACCCCTTTTATTTTGCCCAATGGATCAAATACTACGGCGGGTATTGTTGCCGCCAATGCTTCAGATCCAACAAACTCTGGATACATCAGATTACGTGCAACTTCTACTACGGCAGACATAACTTCCGACAGACTGGGTACTGGATCCTACCTTCCCCTTTTTCTTTCAACAGCAGGTTCGACAGATATTGTTTTTCAGACAAACAACACCGAACGCCTCCGCATCACCAGCGATGGCAAAGTAGGTGTGGGGACTAGTAGCCCACAATACCTGCTGGACGTGCGATCCAGTGGTACACAAAGTATCCGCGTTGGCACTACAGATACCTCTGGCGGCACCATCGGTCAATTTTACGCAACATACCAAGGTGGCGGTGGTGGCACAGCCTCTAGCGCATATTTAAGAGCAGGAGATGGCTACGCATTTGTCGCAACAGGGCATAACGTCCCTCTTCTGCTTGGTGTTAATGACAGCGAAAAAGCCCGCCTCGACTCATCGGGTTGCCTGCTGGTGGGGACGAGTAGCAGCATTGGCGGATCCGCGATTGGAAGCGGAAAGCTTGAATGCAGCGGCGGAAATATCTACCAACACTCACTAATCGCCAACCAATTCTCTTACGGATTCTCTTTTGTTAAGTCGAGATCAACAACAGCAATAGGAACCATTTTGTCAAGTGGTGACCAACTCGGCCCCCTATCTTGGTATGGCGATGACGGAACATCCACCCCCAAGCTAGCTGCAAATATTGATGCTTTTGTCGACGGCACCCCCGGCGCAAATGACATGCCTGGGCGGATCGTTCTGTCGGTAACTGCCGATGGCGCCTCAAGCCCAACTGAAGCCCTACGCATCACCAATGACCGCGTTGTTTGCTACAACCAGCCTGATGTAACCAGCAAGAGTGCTGGTGCAACGCTCACTATTGCTGAGTTGAAGACCGGCATCATCCAATACACCGGCGCTGCTGCAACCCTGACACTACCCACTGGCACCTTGTCAGAAGGTGGCTTCAGTGGCATCTACACCAACATGACTTTTGAGTGGTCCGTGATCAACACCGGATCGGGCACCTGCACGATTGGTGCTGGTACAGGGCACACCATTGTTGGTGGTGCAACTATTGCCGCTGGTGCATCCGGTCGTTTTGCCTCACGGCGGACGGCTGCCAACACGTTTGTTAGCTACCGCTTGAGCTAGTAGTCCTACTCTCTAATGACAGCGCCTAAGCCTCTGTTTCGTCCTGATGAGGCGTCTCACGCTTAGGCCATCAAAACCTTTTAGACACCTTCACTTGCCACCCGATCTAAACTCCACCCATCACCACCAACCCCATGGCTGATACCACCTACAGCTGGAACGTTGCCAACCTCGAACGCAATCTCGCGGACGGAATGGTGACCACGGTTCACTACACCGTCACCGCCCATGACGGCACTTATAGCTCCAGCGCCTACGGCAGCATCGGTCTCGATCCGGCAGACCCCGACAGCATGGTGCCCTACGCCGATCTCGATGAGTTCACTGTCGCCAGCTGGGTTGCCGCCAAGTTTGGCGAGGGAAAAGTGCAAGAGATACAGGCTGCACTGCAAAATCAGATCGACCTGCAACGCAATCCTGTGACTGGCGCTGGTGTGCCTTGGGCTAACTGATGGCAGTACGCAGCAAGACCGGCACCGGCAGCCTGCAGCATCAGCCCGGCCCGCCTAAGACCACATGCCAGGGCTATGGGCAGCGCTCACGGCCGCGGCGGCGCGGTAAGAAGCCTTTGCGCGGGCAGGGTCGGTAAGCTGTAGTTGTAGCCGTTGCCGCCATGATCGAGATCATCGCCGCAGTGGCTGGTGCATCCATCACAGTGGCAGCTATGGGCGCTTCTGGTGCCAGCCGCCGCAATGACCAGGCCCGTGATGCCGTGATCAGACTCACCTCAGCTGTGGAGCACATCGCCACACAGCTCGAGGTGCTGCATAAAGACATCAAGGAAGACCGGCGCGAAACGTTTGGCCGGCTATCGACGGTTGAGCAGCGCGTATCTAAGTTGGAAGCACGGCCGCCTACCTGTTAGCCATGGATCATGCCACCACGATCGCGGTGATCGCGATCATCGTTGCAGCAGGCAGCGAGATCATCGCGGTGTCACCGCTCAAGTCGAACAGCTGGATTCAGCTGCTGATCAAGGTGCTGCAGCTGGCCTTCCCAAAGCAGCGCCGCTGAATCATGGCGAACGACGCGCCCATCACCCTGCAACAGCTGTTCAGGTACTACAAGGCGCAACCGCATCAGAGCGCCGCGATTCAGCAGCTAGAAACCGATCTGATCGCCAACGGCTACGACGCCGTGATGCGGCGCGACCGCGAATGGTTTCAGACATGGAGTCAAGACGGCAAGCAAAGCGACCTAAGCGCCGCGATCAGCCTGATTAAGGAGTTCGAAGGCTGCCACCTCAGCGCCTATCCCGATCCGCTCAGCGGTGGTGAGCCGTGGACGATTGGGTATGGCACCACCCGCTATAGCGGCGGTGTGCCTGTCAAGCGTGGCGACGCGATCAACGCGATCGAGGCTGACCTGCTCCTGCGGCAGGAAGTGGATCGCATCGCCGAGAAGCTGCGCATCACCGTGCCTTACTGGGTGGAGATGACCGATGCGCAGAAGTGCGCGCTCATCTCTCTGGGTTACAACGTGGGCAGCTCGTTCTATGGCTCAACAGGCTTTGAAACTATTACCGCCAGACTGCGGGACAAAGACTGGTCAAAAGTCCCCGACGCAATGCTTCTTTATTGCAACCCCAACACGAACGTCGAAGCGGGCTTGCGCCGGCGCAGACAAGCCGAGGGTCGACTTTGGATGCAGGGCATCGGTTTACCGCAAAAGCCAGCAAGCAAGCTGACACCGGCCAGTCCGTTCTCTTTTGCAGTGACCCCCAACTTCACCTATGGCGAGCTGTGCAACGGTGAGGAGCGGCGCCGCTTTCTGAATCAAAGCCAGTGCGACATTGCTACGGAACTTTGCCAGTTTCTTGAGAAGGTGCGCGCCCACTTTGGCAAGCCGGTAATCATCACAAGTGGGCATAGGCCGCCAGCAGTAAATGCCTCCGTTGGTGGCGCCAGTAACAGCGAGCACCTGTTCAAGACGGGTTGCGGGGCGGTTGATGTGTACGTTGACGGAGTAAGCATCTACACCGTGCAGGATTGGTGCGATAAGGCATGGCCCTACTCATTGGGCTATGGAGCAGCCAAGGGATTCGTGCATGTAGGAATCCGGCAAGGCAGGCCACGGGTGCGCTGGGAGTATTAGAGCCAAGACCAAGACTTGCGGCTTTTTATCGTTGAGACGGCAGAAGCAGCAATCCCATAGCGCTGTGCAATTTCTCGATGGGCGCCTGTTGCGGTTCGAATCTTAAGCACTTGTTCAATAGTGAGCTTTGCTGCGTGATGCTTAGGACCTTGAGGCATGGTTCCATGCCTTTTGCGGTCTTCTGTATTTTCAAGCGGCGTTCCCCAAGCCAGATTGCACAAGCGGGAGTCTTGAGGATTCCCATTGAGATGCCGGCACTCTTGTCCCGCTGGCTTTGAACTACAAAAAGCGGTCAACACAATCGTGTGAACAGCGACAGTGCGACCACGGCCTTCTTTGGTAAGCCTGACCACGGGATAACCGTTGCGGGCAATAGTGGCCTTCATCGCACTGATCGGCACTTCGTACCAGTGGCTGCCGCACCAGCGGCGGTTGCGCAAGCTTCTGACCCGGCCGTGATCCGACACTTCATAAAGCCCTTCGTAGCCGACAACGGGCTTCCACACCTCTACGCTGGTGGTCATCGCCTGGGTCCTGCAGGTGGTCACGCTTCAGGGGCGGCAACCCGCTGGAGCACCCCAATCCTACTGCGCGCGCATGGCTCCGCTGCCCGACTACGAGATCCACGACCTGTGCAAGCGCCACGCGATGGTGGTGCCATTCGATCCTGAGCTAGTGAATCCGGCCAGCATCGATGTGCTGCTGGGCGATCGGATCATGATCGAGGTGGCGGATCGCCCTGAGCTGCAGATCCACGGCATCGCCGGCCACACCGCGGAGGACCCGTACTGGCTGCAGCCGGGTGAGTTCTGCCTGGCGGAGACGCGCGAGATCTTCAACCTGCCGGACTTCATCGCGGCGCAGTTCGTGCTCAAGTCCAGCCGCGCCCGCGAAGGCCTCGAGCACCTGCTGGCCGGCTGGTGTGATCCAGGGTGGCATAACAGCCGCCTCACGCTGGAGCTGAGCAATGCGCGCCGGATGCACCCGATCGGGATCTGGCCTGGCATGAAGATCGGCCAGATGGTCTTCCACAAGATGGAAGGCATCCCCGGCCGCAGCTACGCGATCACTGGCCGCTACAACGGCGATCTCGGCGTCACCGCGAGCAAGGGCTAGCCTGACACCGGAGAACGAGTGGACGCCTGCCCCGGCCTAGCCAGCCGGGTTTTTTATTTGCGCATCGGATGCTGCAGATCCGCCATGCGCAGCCGATAGATCCGCCCCGGCGCCTCAGCCGGATCGTCCAACGGAATCATCGTGTAGTCATCGCAGCCGTGGCTCTCGGCGAAGTGCTGCGCCGAGATGTGGGTCGGAAACGGTCCGACGTGCCACGGACCGATGCGGAGGATGTATTGCATGGTGGTGAGGTTAGGGGCGCCGGAGCGCCCCGGTAGGGGTCAGGCGACCTTGCGGTAGCCCTTGGCAGTGAGGGCTTGGTAGCGCTGGCGCATTTTGCCAGTCCAATCAAAGCCGCCACCCTGGGGAGCCCATTCGCCAGCTTCGAGAGCAAAGCGATTCATCAGCATCTGGTGGTCGCCGGCGTCAGAGAAGCGAACCAGCTGGGTGCCATCGGCGGAGATCAGGAAGTGGCTGGTGCGGTTGGCGATGGTGGGGAGGGTCATCGGAGTGGTGGCTGTCGATGTGTGAACTATACACCGCCCACGGGGCACCCTGAGCTGATCGGCCGGCCCGTTCACAATCCGTCACAGGCCCAATCCTGTCGCGCCCGCTACCGTGCAGCAAGCGGCGGCCAGCCCATGCGGGCGTTCTACCTAGAGATCTCCGCCAAGCTCATCATCCGATCGGACTCCGATCCCGACGACCTGCCAGCTGACATCTACAGCCACCTGGCCGAGTTCATCCCCTCCGATGAAGACATCATCGACATCGAGGTGAACTGTGTCCCCCTGCCGCCGGATCTCAGTGGATCGACACCGGATTGACGAGACCCGGCTGGTCACCCGGCGATCAGCCCGTGATCAGATCCTCCTCGCCTGGAACTATCGCTGCGCCTACTGCGGCGATGATCTCGGCCGCAGCCCGACGCTCGATCACATCATCCCCAAGGCGCACGGCGGCATTACCGTGCCGAGCAACATGGTCGCCTGCTGCATGGGCTGCAACTGCTCCAAGGGGCACAAGCCGTGGGTGGACTGGTATCGCCAGCAGCCGTTCTGGTCAGCTCTGGGCGAGTGGGCGATCGCACGTTGGCTTGCAGATGGCTAAGCTCTGGGTTCTGTTGATCTTCGGATCTCAGTCGTCCGCTGCGCCCGGCAGCGGTGAGGCTGGCACCTCGTGCGGACCAGCCACCGGGCACCCAAATACACCAAAGCCCCCGGTTTCCCAGGGGCTCGGCTACCTCGGCAGTCTTGGCGAATCCGCGACCGCTGATGTTGTCGCATCGGGGGACTGCCTGCAGAGAGTCAGACTTGGTAAACCCGATGAGGCCCTGTTGCCAGGGACTTAGCCCGATGCCGAAGCAGAGCGGGAACGCAGTCAGGCTAGGGCAGAATCCGGCTGCACACCCACAGCGCGATCAGGCACGTCACCCAATACTCCACCACCAGGATCAGCACGTCGTGGAGCATCAGCGGCCGAGCAGGTGATCGAGGTATAGCTCGGCCTGCCATAGGTCGGAGCTGTAGCGGCATGTGCCGCCAACGCAGCTGCGGTAATAGATCTCGCCGTTGACTGGCATCAGCGTTTCGATGCTGCCGCCATCGCGCTCGGTGCGGCTGAGCACCTCAGGACCGAACATAGAGATCACACCTGGCCGCGAAACGGCCGCCGCTTCTCTTCGATTCTGGCAACTCATACCCGCAGCGCTGGTGCCCCATCTCCCAGAAGCGGCAATCCCAACACATTGGCGCGCCACCAGCTGGCCGCAGGTTGGTGACCGCTGCGCGATAGATCGACTGCGCCCGCAGCAGCGCTTCCTGCAGCTGCACGGTGCCGGTATCGGCCTCGAGCTGCAGCTCGGGTTTCGGACCGAGCACGATGCGCGCGTGCCAGTTGTGATCGGAGCGGCTGCACACCAGCAGCAAACGGCCGGCGTGCAGACTGATCACTCGTCTTCCCCGTAGCTCGGCAGGTGGTAGATCCGCTCGAGCTGCAGCGAGGCTGGTTCTGATTGGCCGCCCGTGACGTGCGCCGCCACCGGATCCAGCGGATTGGCCGCCACAAACACCGTTGGCCAGTGCAGTTCTTTCACCACCACCATGCTGGTTCGCGGGCTGCGCACCAACAACCACAGCGCAAAGCGCTCGAGCAGGTTTAGGCCTGGCAGGTGCATCATCCCTCTAGTTTGGCAATCAGCCGATCGAGATACCAGCGGCACTTGCGGGCATCTTGCCGGGCATCTTGCAGAGCATTGCCCTTACACCACAGCCGCAGCAGATACTTGAGCGCCTGACCGTGCAAGTAGGCGGGCACCATATGCGGCGCATCCGCTATGGCAGCCTCGATCACGTCGATGGCCTCCACTGGGCCGCGGCGATAGTGGTCTGGGTTGATTGGATCAGTCATTGAAGGCGGCCTCTGCAATGGCGGGGAACTGCTGAGCGAAGATCTCGCGCGCGGCCAACGCAATCTCACGGTGCTCCAGCTGCGTTGACGGATCAGTCCGCACATTGATGTAGTGGATCCAGCTTCTGAGCGTGCCGTGCATATAAAGCGTGGTTGGCGTGCAGAGTGGCAGGATCCGGCGCGCTGTCTCCTTGGCAATGCCCTGCTCCAGCAACTGCTGGTAGAGCGCGTGGGATCGCGTGAGGTGATCGCTCAGCAGGTTGCCCCATGCCTGCTGCGCTGTCGGGTCCAGATCGTCGTGGCTGTTCTGCCGGTTCTCCGTGTCTTGCCGGCGCAAGCGTGGCGCCTGCGCACGGCCGGTGACGGCGTAACGGGTGGAGAACTCCTGGAAGCTGAACGACCGGTGCCGCAGGATCTGCGCCGCGATATCGCGCTCGGTTTCGATCTTCAGGCACAGGCTGGCCATCTCGAACGGTGACCAGTGCCGGTGCCGGATCAGGTAGCGCAGCAGCCTTGGCGCGGTGGCCTGATTGTCGGCGTTGGCCGGATTGCTCACCCTGGCCATCTTGACGATCAACGCCTCAGCATCTGGCGTGCAGTGGATCAGCTCAACGCTCATCGCCACTTATCCCCCAGCAGCTGCTGCCGGCAAACCTCGATCGCCTGCTGGGCCTGTTTCTCAGTCATCACCGACTGCGTGGCATCCATGGCACCCACCACGCGGGCGAACATGTCCGCGTAGTCAGTGTCCCGAAAGTTGGCTGCAATGTCGCGGCAAAATTCTTCCCACAGGCCGGTGTAGGTGCTGCGGAGTGGATGGCCGTAGGGCAGTTCATCACGGCCGCTGCGCTCGTAGAGCGCGTCCATCATGTTGGCGCGTTGCTGATCCAGTTGCACTCGGTTCATGGGATCACTAGGGCTTGCAAGATGTTGAGCAATTCTTCGCGGCGTGCGGAAATGTGCGGATGGCTTGGCAGATTGGCCAGCTCATCCAGGCGAACGCGCAGTAGGTTGCCCAGTCGCACACGTTCTTCCTGGCGGCCGGCGTTGAACATGCCGGAATCGCTGATCAAAGCTTCCAGTTTGGCGCGAATGTGATCTGCCATCACATCACCTCCACTGTGGCGCCAGGCCAGCGGTTCTGCGCGTATCGGATCGCGTGCTTCTTGCTTTCGGCCCGTGTATACCACTTCAGTGGTTGCCCGCCTCGCGGGTAGACCATCACGGTGTAGTCACGCACGCGGGCATTGTGGCGTGGCCTGCTGACGCCTTCGCCATAACAAGCGCCAACCTCTTCATCGTTGCGCCATTGAAACAACGCGCCTTTAACCTCAGCCATAGATCACAGACTCAGTAACGGTGTCGGCATTGATCCACTCAAGATCGGGCCACTGGTGGCCGTATTCCTTGAACGCTTGATCCTTAGCGTCCGTGATGCTTACCGCCATCACGCAGTCGATCACGTTGCAGCTTGGAATCTGAAAGTAGTAACGGCGTTCAGTCATGGCGCACCTCCACATAGGACTGCGTACCAGAGTGAGTGGCACTGGTTTGATTTCCGGATTCGATGCCGATCATGGCGAACACGCCAGCAACGATCAGCAGGCAAATGGCGTTGTTGATGCGGTTGATCATGATGCGACCATCTTGGCGATGCGGTTGTTGAGGCGATGCAGCCACGCGCCGAGCATTAGCCCGGCTACGTACACGGCCACGATGATTTCGGCGAGCTGAGCAGTCCATACGTAAAGAATCGGCCCCCAGTCGCTCGTCAGTGCGTGCTTCATGGTGGTGATAGATAAATGTGCCGGGCCAACCGGCGATGCGGGCTTAGTCAGGCCCTGTTGCGCTCGGGTTTAGCGGCCTCGTGTGCGCTGTTCGGCCGGCGGTTGAGTTTTGCGAGTGGACCGCTCCCCTCGTGCCGTGATGATACACCGCCAGCGGTGTACGTCAACGGGTCGTTGTCATATCCCGTTACACAGCATTGGTGCCAACCGCCAATTCCACCGGGACCCTAAGAACGGGCACGCTTTTGTTGGTATCCGGTGTCCGTGCCCAGCCGATTGCCACCAGGCTCACCGGCAGCTCAACCGTGTACCAGACGTGGCGGCAGTCCACACATCGCCGCTGGCGGGTCACCTTGTCAGGTTGCTTCCCGTTCGTCGCAATCGCCCTGATCTCACCGCTACCGCAGCGTGGGCACTCCATAGGTAACCTGAACCTGTACCCCTCCACTATGGCACCATGAACTTCGGTGAGTGGATGGCTGTCCAGCTATCGCCAGAGCAGCAGTTCGAGATCGAAAAACAGGCCCGCACCCTGCTCACAAGCAAAGATGCAGGCCCAATGGCTGCCGCGCTCCTGAAACAAGCCTGCTATCAGCAGCAGCTGCTGCAGCAGGCCGTTAACGAGATCGCTCGCCTCGAGTGCGAGCTGATGGGGCGTTAGAAGAACGGCTCCTCGATCACCTCGGCAACCACGCCGTCAGTGGCCGCAGCCAGGCTCTGAGCCGCAGCGGTGGCCTGTGCGGCAGCTTGGAGCGCAGGCGCAGGAGAGGCAGCCTTCGACTGCAGCAGCTCAAAACGTGCGTTTTCAACCACAACAGCAAAGCCTTGATAGCCATCGCGCTTTTGGAAACGCTCCTCGGAAATCTCGCCAGTAAGCAGCACCAGATCACCTTTGTGCATCCAGTCAGCCGCCATCTCAGCCTGTTTGCCCCAGATTTGCGCCTTTACCCAGAAAGGGGGCTGATCCTCGCCACGGCGCTTGGGACGTTTGACGCCAATGACAATGTTGCAGACCATGCTGCCATTATCAAAAGCCTTTAGCTCAGGATCTCGAGCCAGGTTGCCGGTCACTGTTCCGTTGAAGCTCATGATCACTCGTGGGTAATGGTGTTGGCCTTTTCGTATTGCTCTACCTCGGCCAGGGGATAGAGCACGAAGCCGGGAGTTCTGAAATACGACGGACCCTTGCCCGCCTTACGCCAGCGCATCAGCGTGTCAGGGTGCAGGCCCCATCGGGTTGCCAGCTGCGTGGCCGTCAGATAGTCAGAAGAGCTCATCGGTTTCGATCACGGCGGGCTCAGGGTCAGCCTGCAGCTTTGCATTCAGATCCGCCACGCTGGTGGCAGCAGGGGCAGTGGTGACCATGACCGGCTCCACATCGAGCACCTCTTCTTGGCTCTGCATACCAAGCAGCATGTCGCTGGCATACAGCCGGCCCCAGAAGGCTGCAGCCCGGTAACGGATCATCAGCTCAGGCATGGTCGCCCACTTGCTGCCTGACTTGGTAGCCCAGCCTTCGCGCTTGGCCATGGTCATCGTGATCGTGGGCCCCTTTAGTTCCTGCTGGCTGGCAAGGTCAGTCGCCACGGCATAGCAAGCGAGGCTGTCACCTTCACCGCTCATCTCAAACCGCAGCGGGCTGAACCGACCGCAGCCGTTGACCATCGCAATGATGAAACTGCTGCTCCAACTGGGGCGGCCGTGGATCACATGCAGATGTTGCATCGCAAGGAACGGACTGATGCCCATGCGCCCTGCGATTTCAAGCGCAACCAAGCAGTTGGCAAAGCCCTGCTGCCCCTGGAATTGCGGCGGGATGAGCGTGCTGCTGGCCAAGGCCTTGGCGATCCGCTGAGCGTTCTCGAATTGTTCAATCCCCGAAAACACCGAGCCGCCGGGCTGGGTGGTGATGAGTGCTGTGCTGTCAGTCATTAGTAGGTCTCAATCTCGGTGAGCTGTTGCCCGCCCTGGCCCGTCATCCAACCGGGCAGGCTGATGGTTTCGATCTGATCGCTGTAGCTCGGCCAGCTGTCAGCCGCCTTGCAGACAGCCAGCCTGCCTAGATCCTTCATGGCCTGCTCGTGGCCACGCTCGATCATCTCCGCATCTGCGGCATAAACCGCACACGCATAGGGAGCTGTTGACTCGACACAGATGAAGATGAACTGATCAGGCCGCTTGCCAGTGGCAGCGTGAACGCCATGCAGATACCAGCTGGCCTGCACGTGATACCGATACGACGCGATGCTCTGGCGGAACCCACGCGGGCTGGCATCGCGCGTCGTCTTGAGATCCACGATGATGCTGCCGTCATCGGTCAGCCAGTCAGGCCGGCACTTGCATTCGATGCCATAGAGCGGATCCGTCCACATGTGCGTGGTCTCTGCCTTGCCAGGCAATCCCAGCAGCATTGCTGCACCTGGATGGCGCATCACGCTGCGGCCCATCGCCATGACCACATCGGCATCGTCGGCGGTGATGACGGTCTTGCCAGCAGCGCTGGCCTCGAATGATGCAAACGCATCTTTGCCAGCCTTGGTGCGACGATCACACGCAGGAGCCACGGCGATCTCGTCATCCCATCGACTCAGCTCCAAGACATGCGTGTGCAGCGCAGTGCCAAGGCGCATTGCAGCGCTGGGCTCTGGTGCAACGCGGTTCGGATCTAAGTACCGCGCCCAGTAGTGCAGCGGTGATCTCGCAATGAGATCCAGATGAGACTTTGAGACAGCAGGATGAACGTGGTAAGAGGCGTTGTCCATAGGTTGTGGCAACTTGCGGCACCCTATAGGCTATTGCCATTGGATGCAACCCCGTGCAGCTTCGCCCCTACCAGCAGCGCGCCATCGATGATCTGCGCAACGCCTATCGGGCTGGCGCGCGTTCACCGTTGCTAGTGCTGCCAACGGGCGGCGGCAAGACCGTCGTATTTGCCACCATCGCCGCCAGCGCTGCAGCCAAAGGCAACCGCGTGCTGATCCTCGTGCATCGCCGTGAGCTGATCCATCAAGCCAGCAGCAAGCTCCAATGGGTCGGTCTCGATCACGGCATCATCGCGGCTGGTGTGCCAGCCACAGATGCACCCGTGCAGATCGCATCCGTGCAAACGCTCGCCCGGCGCCTAACCCGCATGGACTGGCAACCCGGCCTGATCATCATTGATGAGGCCCATCACGCCACAGCTGGTCAGTGGGCGCGCATCCTCGATCACTGGCCCGATGCCTACCGCTTGGGCGTCACAGCCACGCCATGCCGCCTCGACGGATGTGGGTTGCGCTCCGCGTTCGATCAGTTGGTACTTGGCCCATCTGTGGCCGATCTGGTGTTCACCGCCCACCTCTCACCTGCACGGATCTATGCGCCGCCTGTGGTGGCTGATCTGGCAAGCGTCCGCACCCGAGCCGGCGACTATGCCAATGATCAGGCCGCGGCCGCTATGGATCGGCCCACGGTGACGGGTGATGCCATCAGCCACTACCAGCGCTTGGCAGCAGGCCAACAGGCCATCGCTTTCTGCTGCAATATCAAACATGCCATTTCAGTGTGCGACGCATTTAAGACGGCTGGGATCACAGCGGAGTTGTTGTTAGGTGACACACCAGACCGTGAGCAGGTGGTGGCTGATTTTTCCAGCCGGGACACGCGCATCTTGGTGACCGTCGACGTGGTGAGCGAGGGCTTCGATGTCCCGGCCGCCAGCTGCGCAATCCTTCTCAGGCCAACACAATCGCTCGGGCTCTACCTGCAGCAGGTGGGCCGCGTGCTGCGCCCTACACCAGACAAGCCACACGCTGTGATTCTCGATCACGTCGGCAACGTCACCCGCCATGGATTCCCTGATGATCCACGCGACTGGTCACTCGATGACCGCATGAAGCGCACCCGCGGCACACCAGCGCCATCGGTCCGCACCTGTGACCAGTGCTTTGCGGCATTCAAGCCGCAGCCGCAATGCCCAGTCTGCGGCCATCAATGCGTGCCAATTCGCAACAGCAAGATCCGGCAGCTGATGGGTGAACTAAAAGAGCTCAAACGCGAACAGGTGCAACAACGCATGGCAGAACGCGACCAATTCAAACGCCAACGCCAAGCAGCTCGCACCCTTCCGCAACTGCTCGCCCTAGCTAAAGAACGCGGTTACAGTCCGGGCTGGGCATACCGGATCCATCAGGCGCGTGGCCAACGTTGAGACCACCCTCCAACAGCAAATCCGCCTAGCCCTCGGCACCCGATCTGATCTGCGACTTTTTCGGAACAACTGCGGGATCCTCCCAGATCCACGCACCGGCAGGCCCGTGCAGTTCGGCCTAGCACGCGGTTCCGCAGACCTGATCGGCTGGCGCACCATCACCATCACCCCCGACATGGTGGGCAGCCAACTGGCCGTGTTCACCAGCATTGAAGTCAAGACTCCCACCGGCCGCGTCAGACCCGAACAGCACGCATGGCTCGGCGCTGTGCAATCCGCTGGTGGTATTGCTGGCATCGCTCGCTCAGTCTGCGACGCAAACAAAATCTTGAGATAACTACCAACCTGCCAACCTATCTGCCACACTTCGCCGGCCTCTCTGTAGCTATGTGGCCGCCGATCTCCTGCAGCAGCTCGCCAATATCCCCAACCACTGGGCCCTGGTAGCAGTCGGCAACGACAAGCGCCCCTATCAGCCCGAATGGCAAAAGCATCCCATCTCACGCGCTGATCTCACCACCGAGATCACAGCAGGCCGTGCTGTAGCCATTGGCGTCATCGCAGGCCCACAGTCCGGCGGTCTTCTATTCGTCGATCACGATGGCCTCGGCGCATCCGAGGTCCTCGAGCAGATCGGTGCCCCCCTGCGCGACCTTCCCAAGTCCTGGGCCGTCACCTCAGGTCGCGATGGGCGCCTGCAGGTGATCTATCAGGTGCCTGAGCCCTTCTGGCCCACCATCAAGACCACCAAGATCCGCAGCAGCGTCAAAGGCGAACAGCTTGAGCTGCGCTGGTCTGGATGCCAATCCGTCGTAGCCGGCGCGCACCCCATCACCGGCGCCTACCGCTGGCTCAATGGCCGCGCCCCTGGTGATCTGCCTCTCGCCGAAGCGCCATCGCTGCTGCTGCAGCAGATGCAGCGCCAGAAGCCCGCATCTGCACCGCTCCTGCAGCTGCCTGACACCGACATTCAACGCGCACGCACCTACCTCGCCTCAGTGCCAGCAGCAGACGCTGATGACTACGACGCATGGTTACGCGTCGGCATGGCATTGCACTCAGTCGACGACTCACTGCTAGCCGATTGGATCCAATGGTCCACCATCTCAGGCAAGTTTGAGCCAGGCGCCTGTGAAGCCAAATGGCGCACGTTCTCATCCGCAGCCGGTGGTGTCTCCCTCGGCACCCTTGCTCACCTGGCCGGCCATGAGAAAAGCCGCACGTCTCCAGCCGCGCGGCCCATCGTCCACAAACCTAATGGCGCGCCAAACCCTACACCGACAACCGGCAAACTGCTCAAGCTGGAATCAAACGAACTCCTGGCCCTGCTGCGCCAGCAGATGGCAGACCGCCTCCGCTGGAATGTTTTCACCAAGACCATCGAGCTAGACGAGCAACCGCTCGAGCACATCGAGCACTTCTACCTCGAGCTCTCACAGCAAGGCGTCAAGGTCACCAAAGACCTCGCAGCAGATGCCGTACATGTCGTCGCACTCGAAAACCCATACGACCCGGTTCGCGAATATCTCGAGCACGTAGCCGATCACGTGCAGCCCGTACCCATCGAGCACCTAGCAACCGCTTACCTGCGCCCTGGAGACGCTCCTGGCAGCCTCTACGACGCCATGCTCAAGGCCACCCTCATAGCGGCTGTGCGGCGCATCTTCGAGCCCGGCTGTAAGCACGACTCAGCCTGCGTGCTCATGGGCCCCCAAGGCTGCGGTAAGTCCACCTTCTGGCGCAACCTCGGCGGGCTTTGGTTCTCCGATGCACTACGAGACATCGGCTCGAAAGATGACCTGATGGTGCTGCACCGCTCATGGCTCATGGAATGGGCCGAGCTCGATCACATCACCGGCCGCAAGCACGCAGGCCAGGTGAAAGCCTTTCTCACCCAGCAGACCGATATGTTCCGCGCGCCATACCAGCGCACCACGGAGGCATACCCACGCCGCTCGATCATCGTCGGTTCCACCAACCGCGACACCGGCTTCCTGGTCGACGACACCGGCAACCGGCGCTTCTGGGTCATCCCCGTCACCGCTGCGCCACACATCCCCGTGGATGGCCTGCTGCTTGAGCGTGATGCCATCTGGAGCGCAGCAGTAGCCGCTTACCGCGAGGGCCAGCCAAATCACCTCTCACGCGAACACAGCGCACAGGTGGATCACGAGAACGAGTCCTACCTCGTGGATAGCCCATGGAAAGCAGCCATTCAGGAGTGGCTCGGAGCACCTCGCAACGACGGCCGACCCATCACCAGTGAGCTGCTGTTGAGCGAAGCGATCAGCAAACCAGTGGAGCGCCAAGGCCGCGCTGATCAGATGCAGGTGGCATCGATCATGCGCGAGCTCGGCTTCATCAAGCAGCGCCAATGGGTCGAAGGCAGGGCCAAATGGGTATTCTTCCAACCTGCGGCATGAGGTTGGAAGGCTGAGATCCCTTGCGGCCCAGCGACTTAGCCAACCTTTCTAACCTCCCAACCTTTCTGAAGGATCTCTGTAAAGAGTAGTAAGGACCGAAAAAGGACCTATAGGGGCAACGTTGGCAAGGTTGACAGGTTGGCAGGAATCGACGGCTGCACCGAATGTCTCGCGAGTCCTTGGCCGAGGTTGGAAGGTTGGAAGGTTGGAAGGGGCAATCGGCTCCGCCTACCCTTGGCTCATGGCAGGCCTCTCCATCGCGATCGACAGCAACCTGGACAAGGCCGGCGCCTTCGCTGGGGCCATGACCAAGCAGATGCGCTTCGCTGCCAGCGTCGCCTTGAATGACACCGCCTTCGACGCGCGCGGTTCGATCAACAGCGCCACGCGCCAATACCTTGATCAGCCCGTCAAGTTCACGCAGACCGCCTACCGCGTTCAGAAGGCCACCAAGGCCACCCTCGAGGCTGTTGTACTGCCAGAGGCGCTCAGAAGGCGCTACCTGCGCTTTGCGGTGCATGGCGGCACCAGACCCCAGAAAGGGTTTGAGAAGCGCTTCCTGGGCGACGTAGTGGCCTCTGGTGGCGTTCCTGCTAACGCCCAGCTGGTGCCCACCTCATTGGTCAAGCTCACAGCTCAGGGCAACGTCTCCCTCTCAACCATCCGCAGCATTCAGAAGGGCCTGTCCACCACAAACACCCGGGGGGGGTTCTTCTACGGCACCCCCCGGGGTGGTGACCGCCCCCCTGGTATCTACCGCCGGTCCCGCCTCCAGCTATTCCCCTACTTCATCGCGACCACTGATGAGGGCAGCTACACGCCACGCTTCCCTATTGATGACATCGCAGCCAAGGTCGTGCAGCGTCGTTACAGCGCCTACTTCGAGACCGCATTGCAACGCGCCATCGCGACCGCACGTTGATCAACAAATCCATTTCATTTCGTCGCGCGCACAGCTGGCGCTGCACACCATCACGGCATCGTGATCGCTGATGCTTTGAGATACCCCTCGCCACCCCGGGCTCGACCGGTCACCGTCGTCGCGCGTCACAAAATGGGTCCTTCCCCCACCAATCTATGTGGGTCG